GCCGCAGGAGAAGACGGACAAAATACATATGCAACTGCGGTGGGTTGGTCTTCAGGTAGATATGGTCAACAAGCGAATGCAGTTGCAATGGGAACATATTCGGGTTATACTGGTCAAGGTACAGATGCTGTTGCCATAGGTATGTTTGCCGGTCAAAGTTTTCAAAAAGCGAATGCAGTTGCATTGGGTGCGTATGCAGGAAGAGTAAATCAACATAATAATTCTATTGTTTTGAATGCAACTGGTACTACATTTAATTCGTCGGGACCAAGTAGATTCTATGTAAAACCAATTGGAGCAAGTACAGGGGGCGCAGCACTCTCTTGGAATTCCACATCTGGTGAAGTATTTACAATATCTTCAGATGACCGTGTCAAAACAAATAAACAAACAATTACAAACGCAACAGATACAATTATCAATCTCAAACCATACACATATGATAAACTCAAAGAGTTGGGAAGTGATGAAATCATAGGAAAAGAATCCGGTTTTGTCGCTCAAGATGTGTGGTATGATACTCCAGAACTTAGACACTTGGTAGTATTAGGACAAGACGCAAAACCAACAGAACATAAACCAGAAAATAACAACTATTCATCGTGGGGTCAAGAAGCATCTACCCTCAACTATGAACAAGTCATACCATATTTGGTCAAGACAATCCAAGAACTCAATGAAAGAATTAAAGTATTAGAAGAAGGTCGCTAATTCTTAGAAAAAATAAAATTATATATAAATATATACGATGTCCGGTGGAATCGCTCAACTTATTTCAGTCGGAGCCCAAGATGTTCACTTAGTTGGAAACCCAGAGGTTTCATTTTTCAAATCTACATACCGACGATATACTAACTTCTCACAAACTGTAGAGAAACAAGTTATACAGGGGAATGTTCAGAACAATGGTATGTCCACAATTCGAATGGAAAGAAAAGGTGATTTGTTGAGTTATGTATATCTCGCACCAGTTAACAGCACTGGCACCCAACACCAAAATCTTACCGTATGGGCAAATGTGATCACCCAGGTCGAATTACTTGTGGGTGGTCAAGTTGTAGACACCCAAGACGCACACTTTACCGAACGTATCGCCCCAGATACTATGGCTCCAAGCCGTAATAAAGCGTCTCTCTTTGGTAGAGGTATAGAATCCGCTTTCTACCCACTTCGTTTCTTCCACTGCGAAAGTTTCCAAATGGCTTTGCCTTTAGTGGCTCTCCAGTATCACGATGTTGAACTTCGTGTCACTTGGGGTCCACAAGCAGCCAACTACAGATGGGAATGCATGGCAAATTACATATTCTTAGATACAGATGAACGCTCTGCTTTTGCTTCCAAACCAATCGATATTTTATGTTTCCAAGTTCAAAAGATATTGGGTTCCGGAAATCGAGTTCAAGATTTAGTATTCAATCACCCAGTCAAATTTTTGGCTTCTTGTCCTGTTTCTAATGAAACAGAAACGGGTGAAGTCAATGTTCTCAGTGATGGGAACAAAATCAAACTCCAAGTCAATGGTATTGATGTGTCAGATTTCAAATTCGCACACCCACACTTTAGCACAGTCGTGTCCTTCTATCACATTCAAGATACATCAGGCGTTACAGATAAGGGGTGCTTTGTCTATCCATTCTGCCTTGACACTACAAAAACACAACCAACTGGTTCTTTGAACTTCTCTCGTCTCGATAGTGCTCGTCTTATTTCATCAGACCAAAACTTTACAGACAACATGTACGCTGTTAACTACAACGTTTTGCATATAGAAAATGGCATGGGCGGGCTCCTTTACGCCAACTAAAAATATAAAAATCTTAAAAATACAACATTTTTAATAAGAGGTATTTAATCTTACTAAAAATGTATTCATATAATAAATGCAATTGTTTTGGAAACTCGTACTCATGCTTGGAATTGTTTTTGTCTTGACATACGACACTAAATCAGGTGTTATTGAGAGATACATAGAAAAACCAACAGCACAACAAAAATTTGATTGCCCTCAAGCAAATTTTCAGGCGATACAATTTGCAGAACCACAACCTTGTGAAAATAAAGGATTTAAACAAAATGCTGGAGCGATAATTGCTTAAAAAAGTAATTACAGTATATATTATAAAATGTTTAATCGTGAAAATATTACTCTCGTTGTCATTTTTGTTTGTGTTGTAGCAACAGTATATCTTTTCAAAGAAATTAATTCAATGAAATCACAGTTGGATAAACCACCACAAATTATTAAAATGCCATACCCAGTTCATGTAAACAAAAACAGTAAAAAAATTAATGTCCAAGAAACAAACGAAGAAACAGATGATGATGAATTAGAACATGAAGCCGAAGAAACTTCCGAATAATAAAAAATTAGTTTATTGTAACTCGCGCCATCGCAATGAGTAAAGTAACTAAAAAATATAAAGCAATCGCAATTCCAGTCTCGTTTATGGGTGATAAACCAAGATTTCTAACGGTGAGAGATAAACGGTTCAAAGAGTGGATATTTGTCACCGGTGGATGTAGAAAAAGAGAAATACTTAATCCAATTAGATGTGCCTTAAGGGAACTCGAAGAAGAAACCAGAGGAATAATATCTTTAAAAAACGGAGAATACACAGATTTTAAATTTACATTCAAAGAAAGTCCATTTGTTGAACTTGTATATAATGTATTTGTGTTCTTTGTTCCTTATAAAAGACACGAACAAATTGAAATAATATCAAAATTTAATAATGAAAAAATAAAAATGAATAAAAAGAAAATTGAGAAATTACCAATAAAAAAAACATATGATGAAAATGATTACGTCAGTTTTGATACTCTCGAAGAATATAATAAAAGAAAAAGATGGGATCTCATCATAGATAATGTAATAAAAAATCCAAAGTTTTATTCATGCGTGTCTTCTTTGTCAAAGAAAAAGTTTGCTATAAAGTAGAGTAGTCAAGTCATGTCATCTAAAGCATTTGTATTAAGACAAATCAAAGAAACTTTAATAGATAAACATGATTATTCAGAAGAAAATGCAGAAAAATTTATTCAAGAACATAGCACTGATAAGGTATATGACCTTCTTGTGATTAAACGAAACCTAAGAAAACAAAACGAAGAAGAAGAAGAAGAACAATACCAAGATGTCACCATTGGTTCAACATTCTTAAAAAATTAATACTATACAATATTAACGAGAGTGAAACAATGTTTAAAAATTGGTGCTCCAAACAAGGATTTTGTAATGCCAACTCTCTATCACATGTACTCATGGACGGTGGTGTCCTCTCAGTCCCATTTGATAGATTGGATGATTTTTACGCAGTTTGTGTGGACTGCATTAACAAGGGAGAACATATTTTTGTTGTAGAACAAAAAACAGAAACTTATAACTTTTTTATTGACATCGACTACAAAGATACAGAAGCACTCACCCTCGATGAAATTAAAAATATATCAAAAATTATTTGTGATAAAGTCAAATCATTAGGGGGAAAAGATTGTATTGTTTCTGTAGCAAAACCAAAAGTAGTTGGAAAAAATATGATAAAAACTGGAGTTCATTACAATTGGCATGGATTTGTCGTAGACCAAGAAGGAGCAATATCTCTCAGAGAACATGTAGTATCCACATTAAGACTTGTGTATGCAGACAAAGATTGGAATGATATTGTAGATGTAGCAGTATATGGAAACCCAGAAAAGAAAACAAAAGGTGCAGGATTTAGAATGCCCTGGTCTCACAAAAAAGGGAAACACGAAGAATGTTCTGGTAGAGGGTGCCCCATGTGCAATAACACTGGTAAAATTACACAAACACCTTATTTACCAATATATAAATATTGCCATGGACCATTGTCTATGCTACAAGAAATAGATCAAACACCTTCAGTAGAATTACTCAAACTTACAACAGTAAGAACACAAACAGATATTATATCAAATATTAAACCACTCCCAAAATCAAAATTGTCTCTCATAAAAGAGGGCGGATTTACAAAAACACAAACAAAAAATGAAATAACGGATTCAGAAGTTCATGCACTCATTCAAACATTCATAAGAATGAATATGGAGGGACAAAGAGATACTTTTATTACAAAACTATTTAAACATAAAAATTCATATCTCGTATCAACAACTTCACGGTATTGTGAAAATTTGGGAAGAGAACATAATTCAAATCACATATGGTTCTATATCAATCAAAATTTAATCATGCAAAAATGTTTCTGCACTTGTGAAACAAACAGAGGAAGAAGAAATGGATTTTGTAAAGACTTTTCAGGAAGAAAACATATATTACCTGAAAAAATCACAGAAAAAATGTATTCCGTTGAAGATAATCAACCCTCGAAACAAAAAGAAGAACCACCAAAAAAAGAAGTAAAAATATTTGATGAAACAAAGGAACTCATTGAAAACTTTATAAATAAATATATGGATGGACAACAAAATGTTTCAATTATAAAAATAACAAAACAAAGAACAAAATATTTCTTAGAAACAAACGCTACATTCTGTGAAAAGGCAAATCAAGAACATGATGAATGCATTCCATTTATAATAGATAAAGGCGTCATACAAGCACACTGTCCTTGTAAAATAAAAAAATTTACACCAAGGGGACACATATTGACATCTAAAATTCAAGATAGGTTATATCCACCAAAGAAAAAATAGTAGAATAATGTAATATGTTATATGTTCTCTTCATAATTTCCATAATTTATATCACATTAAAACTCGTGAAGAGAGATGTTGATGACTTTTCTTCAGTGACAGCAATACAGAAGAAAATTCATAAATACTCAGGAGTTCAACCCGATTTATACACACATTATTTAGCAAACATTAATCTCGCAAAACAACACATAACAGATACAAATAAATCAAAAATGTTCTTCTATAAATCATTACATTACTTGGAAGAATTAGCATTATATAGTGAATCAGGAGACTTGGATATTCTTGAAGATTTAACATATCTCATTCAAGAATTAGGATACACATTTGAAGGCTTATTATTGAATTCAGCAGTAAATAACGGCGTTAGGTTTAGACCTAAATACTTGAATGAAAAAATAGATGCTTAAAAAATAATTTATACTTTATATAAATGTCTTCTAATCATTGTAAAACACGTTCTGGTCGCATTTCAAAGAAACCAGAACGCTTAGAGATAAAGGAAGAAGTAATCGATGATTATGATGATGATGAATATGATGATATTGAAGACACTTCGGAATTTGATGACGATGAAGACGACGAGGATGAAGAAGATGACGAGGAAGAAGATGATGAGGATGCAGATGAAAATGGTAATTTGAAGGATTTTGTTGTTTATACAGATGACGAGGAAGAAGATGAGTATGAAGATGAAGATGAGGACGACTATGAGAATGAAGATGAAGATGAAGATGAAGATGAAGATGAAGATGAAGATGAGGACGACTATGAGGATGAAGATGAAGATGAAGAGGATGAGTAAAAAACTTAAAAAAAAAGAAAAAAATATATATAAATGGAAACCGAAGTAGGTGTTCCTTTGGAATATTCACAAAAAGTTGATTTCAATGATAAAATAATTGAACGTCAAAAACAAAAAGATGAAAGTTTTTCAACGCCAATCGATAATATAATCCAAGAAGAACAAGAACCGATACATTATTATAATGGACCAATTTATTCTCATCCTCCACCACAACCATATTATCCATTGGAAAAACCAGACTTTTTTTCAAGTCTTGATAAAACAACATATATAATGGCATTTATAGCATTTATATTAGGATATTTCATGGGTAAGACTGTTCAACCTGTCATCATCAGGCCAGGTTGAAACTCCTGAAAAATCACCAATTGGACCAGTTTCTGGTTCGTAAAAATACGCACGTCCAACAACGAGTGGGTCTGATATTAAATCACGACCAACTTCTTCCAAGGTAACTTCTCTATTTCTTCTTCTTTTATATACAGACAACACAATACTCAGAATAAAACCAATTATTCCGAGTGTTATGATATTCAATAATATACTAAATGGAATTAAGAAAAATAGACAGATTAATATTATTATAAATAATGCGAAATAATTGTCAACCATTATTTATAGTAATTCTATATTTTTATTTTATCTACTTACCTGTATTTTTTCTATAGCATTTATTGTTCTTCCTTGACCTCACCCTCTTCCTTGACTTCTTCACCTTCTTCCTTGACCTCACCCTCTTCCTTGACTTCTTCACCTTCTTCCTTTTCTCGATCTCTTTCAGCCAATCGCTCCCTCTCAGCCGCCCATTCGGCTTCCCGGAGTTTCTTACGTTCAGCAATTTCGTCTGAAACAATCTTATCCGCTTCTTTGACAAGTTCTTCCATTGGAACATCTGGCTTTTCCTTTTGAAGGCGATCCAATACTTCCGCTGGGTGAGAAATTGGGGCTTCATCGGGTTTGTTGTAATATTTAGAGTTCTCGTCACCAGACTTGATATATGGCATATCTTCTCCAGTCTTTACAGCCATCATATCGCGCTTACGCTCTTCAAAGTGTCGAGCAGCCATCGCTTGGTTTGTCTTGTAACCATCCATGATTTCTTGGAGTTTCTCATTTGTGTATTTCACATCCTCAATACGAGACATGTCAGGTGGGATAAGCAACCATTGGTACATGTCAGCGACGAGAATGTCAAATGTTGAATCTTCTTCCTGAAGTTTCTTAGCATGTTTAGCCGCTTCATCCTCTGTTTCAAAACAACCACGAATCTTAATACCAAACTTGTCGTGTTTTTGTGGGGCTTCTGGCCCAATGACAGAAAGACAAACAAATCTTTGACCTGGGACACGAATACTATCTGTGGTAAGAGACATTATAATATGTAATATAAGAAAATCTTTAAGTTTTTAAAAATATACTTGGTAATGTTTTATGGTGTGAATACTTTTTGTATCGGTAGGATTTATCCAGTATTTTTTACTGTCTTTCAAAATACACTCAACTCTTTCATGTGAATAAAAATTTTCATATAATGGATTTATAAATAAAACTTTATGAGTATATTTTGTCATGTATGGAAAATTATTTTTACATAAAACATATGATGTCCATTTAGAATCAAATAGTTTTGTTTTTATATATTCTTCAGGATCACCAAACAATTCCCTTGTTATTTTTTTATGAATTTCATAACATTCATGATTATCTAATGTTCTTTTTAACATTATTTGTGTTAAAAAAATATTTAAAAAATATTTATAAAACACAAATGCATTGCATTGAATGTGAAAAGGAATTAAATACATCATCTGATAGTGATTATTTTTGTCAGAGATGTTATTGGCTTCATTCAAACATACACATACGACTGAGAAAGAATGGAACTTGTATGCATGATGAATGTCTTAAAAAAGATGTAGATGTTTTTGTATGGACTAAATGTTCTCACATTGCGTGTGTTGAATGCTATAAAAATACACCACACCAAGTTATTTACGAAGTCGAGAGAATGAAAAATCCTAATACAAGATGTCCTATTTGTGCGAAAAATACAAAAGAAAGTTCTATATCTAATAATAATGGTGGAACACCAAGAACCCAACAAGGATATATTCAGACCAAAACCTGATACTGCGTGGGGTAATTTTGTTCTCTCTATGCTTTCCCATCTTGTTCATGCAAAGGTTCCTCAATATCACGAGGACTGTTTTCTATACGGAAGGGATAAATATATTCAAAAACTAAACACTGTTAATATAGATGTCCCACAAGGAAACAATTCTGTAGATAGCGAGGAACTCAAAATACTCCATCTCAAATATGGAAACACGGCAGATGTTCTCAATAAAGTTATTCAACCAACACAATATTTATATGAACATATACAACATTATTATGAACTTATAAAACATTGTAAGGCTGGGTTTCATTGTAGAAGAGGTCTCTCAGCAGAGGATTCTGCAAAATTTGGATACTTTCCATTTGCCTCACAAAAGGCTGTGGATGCCATGGTTCATGAAGCATTAAGAATGGATGAACCCGTGTATTTCATGAGTGATTCTAAATCAACAAAAGAGTATTTTGTAAGCAGGGTTCCCAAAGCAGTTGTTCTTAATCTTGAAATAGGATTTACCGCAGATGAACATTCACAATTTCATGAAGTTGAGGATGAAAATCATGATCATAAAAAAAATAGTTATATCGAATGGTTTTTATTATCGAGAATGCCAAGAATATATATGACAAATGGTGGTATTAATGGAAGAAATGTAACAGAATTTGTTGAAGAAGGTTTGACTTCCACGTTTGGATATTCTGCTGCACTCTATGGAAATAAAATTCCTTACTATGTTTTCAATGATGGTTGTATTTTCCACCCAGTTTCTGAAGACACCGTTGAAATACATGGAAATAGATTTAATTGGTCAGATATATTATCAAGAAAATTTATTTCATATTCTTTATGGGGAGACAACAAAGTCTATACATATGGAATGGTTGAAAATGTTTTACTCGCAAGAAAATATTTCCCAATGTGGTTATTAAGAATTCATTATAATGATACTGTTCCCAAACATATAGTTGAATGGTTAGGAAAACAACCAAATGTTAATATGGTAAAACACACAGGTGTAGAAAAAAGAGCAGCAAATACATTATGGAGATATAATGATTTATTCGTAGGTATTGATGATGAATATGGTGCAACTGTTCTCTTTAGAGATTGTGATTCTAGATTGTCAGAAAGAGAAAAAATCCTTGTCGATGAATGGCTTCAATCAGACAAAAATTGTCATATAATTAGAGATCACCCTGGTCACACATGTCCTATACTTGCAGGTATGTTTGGTGTAAGAAATAAAATTATGAAATATTTTGGACAATTGACAAATACAAATGATATCAATTCAGCACCACTTACTTTCGTTGAGGGAAAACATTATTTCATTGGATTTTTAAGAAACATTAAAAAAGAAGATGATAAATATTTAATTGATCAAAAATTTTTAGCAACTTTATACCCACACATTGTATCCCAAGCATTTGTGCATTGTAGTCATAATAAATATGAACCTTTTGCTAAAGAAATTGATTCTTTAGAAGAAGGTTTTATAGGTGAAGTTGTTTATTCTGCACCAAATGCATGTAAAATATTTGGTGAAGATGAAAAAATATTTGAAAGACAATTTCAAACATTATAAATTTTTAAAACTTCTTCAACTGCTGGATGTCTCACTATATCTTCAGTGTGCATACTTATTCTCTCAATATATTCAAATTCCTTACCTTTCATACGACTTGTTAGGTCTTTCAACCCATTTGAATATGTTGATAAATCACTTTGTTCCAAATCCCCTGTTATGATCATTTTAGAATTTTCACCCAATCGTGTGAGAACCATTTTAATTTGATTAATTGTTGTATTCTGCATTTCATCGGCAATAATAAAAGTATTATTAAATGTTCGACCACGCATATACGCCAAAGGGGCGATTTCAATACAACGTTCTATTTTGTGTCTGGTCAATTTATCTTCAAATATATCCCACATAGGTCTCACCCAAGGTTCCATCTTTTTATCTATATCACCTGGTAAATATCCCATATCCTCATCTGCACCAACGATGGGACGAGTTAAAATAATTCTATTACATTTTTTTTCGTCTAAATATTCCAAAGCCATCTGGCACGCCAACATGGTTTTACCACAACCCGCAGGACCTGTAGCAACCACTATAGGTTTTGTAGATCTCAACGCTTCTACATATTTAAGTTGTCCAGGTGTCTTTGCTATCTCCATCTAATTTTTAATGATATTTAAAATTTTAAAAATATTACACACTAATGAAAAATGAAAACATACAAGTCTTTGGATGGTATTAAAATTATTGTAGGAGAAAATGCCAAAGAAAATGATGAAATCACTTTATCAAGTTATCCAAAAGAATGGTGGATGCATGTAGATGGGGGTGCAGGGGCACATGTTATTATTTGTCATGAAGAAGACACCATACCTAAAGAAACAAAAAGAGATGCCGCTGTTCTCGCAGTACATAACAGCAAAAATACATATCCAAAAATGACAAGGGTCAATCTTGTTCGTGTGGAACAAGTTGTAAAACATGAAAGAATTAAAAACCACGGACAGGTGTATCTCGTGGGAAGTGTTATGCAACTACATGTATTTATGAACAAAGAAAAGGAACGTCTAAATAGGATATTAAAAAATATAATTGTATAAAATATAATGGAATTTACATTCATAAAATTTAAATATTTAAATAAATATGTTTCAATGGTAGATCCCCATAACAAATCAAGAATACTTACATTCAATTCTAATTCTCTGGCAAAATCTTCTATAAGAAAAATATCAGAATTCCGTACTGAATATGGTGTATGGCCAGAAATGAATTTAACACAGGAAATATATAATTATAATTACAAGAAACCGTCTAAAAAAAGAATTGTTTCGGATATAGAAAAGTTTTTTGTTTTAGATACAATGAATGAAACAGAATTATCATATTTCTTGGAATGTTATCGTCTCGATCTCTTTTATTGTCAATACTTTGACTTATCTAAAAAAAATAGTCATACATCAACATTGTCAATCAAAGGACAGGAGATTGATTTTAAACCAGATAACGACGAGGAGTTTAGAAAAAGATTAGAACTCACATTGAAATATAAATGAGTAAAATCATAAATAATTTTTAGTTTTGTAATATTAAATGTGTGGCATTGTTTGCACGTTCGGTTTAAATGTTGAAATTCCAACAAATCTTCTAACACACAGAGGACCCGATGATTATAAAAGAGCCCAATTTGGTGATTGTCAAATTGATTATTATCGTTTGGCAATTAATGATTTGACGAGTTCTGGTATGCAACCTTTTATAACGGATAAATATATTTTTGCTTGCAATGGAGAAATATATAATCATAAACAATTCAGAACAGGCAAAGAAAAAAGTTCAAGTGATTGCGAAGTCATCCCAGGTATGATTCAACGCATGGGTATTACATCAACACTCAAAAATATTAATGGCGACTATGCATTTATTTATTCAGACGGTAAAAGAATTATAGTTGCCCGAGATCCTTTTGGTGTTCGTCCTCTTTTTTATGTTAAATATGGAAAGGATTGTTTTGCATTTGCGAGCGAAGCAAAGGCTCTTCTCTTTTTAAACAAAAAAATAGATATATTTCCACCGGGGTATTTTTATGATTCACTCGTTGGTGAATTCGTATCTCATCACAACATGTATTGGTCTGAATCTATTGACAAAAGAACATATATCGAAAAGGATTGGCTTAAAACTATTCTCGAGGAATCTGTTAAATTAAGAATAAATAATACAGATAGACCAATTGGATTTTTACTTTCAGGTGGTCTCGATAGTAGTTTGATTGCTTCTATAGCACAAAGACATTTGGGTAAAATAAAAACATTTTCAATCGGAGCCATAGACAGTCCAGACCTGATTGCTGCTCGTCGTGTTGCTGATTATTTGGAATCAGATCATACTGAAATTACATTTACAGCATTGGAAGGTATAAAGGCTTTGCCACATGTCATTCAATCTTTAGAATCTTACGATACAACCACTATCAGAGCGAGCATTCCCATGTGGCTTTTATGTAAATACATAAGTGAGAATACTCCTTGTAGATATATTTTATCTGGTGAGGGTAGTGATGAAGTCTTGGGTGGTTATTTATATTTTCATTACGCACCCTCTACGGAAGAGTTTTCATTAGAAAATATAAGACGTCTCAAACTCATTCACCAATTTGATGGTCTTCGTGCGGATAGATGTGCTGGTGCCCATGGTTTAGATTTAGTCGTTCCATTTCTCGATAAAAATTTTATTGAATGTGCCATGACAATAGAACAAAAACTAAAACAACCCAAGGAGGGGACACCTATCATTGAAAAGAGAGTTCTCCGAGAAGTATTTCATGATTATTTACCCGAAGATATTTTATGGAGACAAAAAGATGGTATGAGTGATGCAGTAGGAAAGTCTTGGGTGGAACAATTAAAAAAGTTTTGCGATGAAACAATATCTGATATGCATCTCAAAATGATACAATTAACATCAGAAAATCATAATACTCCCTTGACAAAAGAAGAGGCTCTCTATAGAATGATATTTTGGGATACATTTGGACGAAAAAATGACCATCTCATTAGTGAAATATGGAGACCCAAATGGATCGATATATCTGATCCAAGTGCGAACGCCATAAAAGAAAAAATTGCGTCTAATACATAACTTTTAAATATTCACGAAAATCAGTATGGACTCCTCTACCAAACACTTTACCAAGGCATTTGACCCTACAAATAAAGAACACGTCCTCTGGTTGAAAAATGTTGGCCTCGCTATTAAAAATGTAAGTCCAGGCGATAAAAAACTTGATTTGCAACAACTCGTCAATCAAAACCCATTTCATGAAACTTTAGATAATTTCATGGATTGGGCATACGCACACTTTAGTATTGCGATGAAATATACAGACGCTGTATTAAATGGAAAAGCATTTATTCCATCGGATCAAGAGATTCGCGACACACAGGACAAGAATTAGTTTTTAACATATTCTCACACATAGTGCAAAGTGCGTGCCCACAGGCGTCTGTTCGTGCAGATGTATCTTCATGGCATACACAACACTTTTCCAAATCTAAAAACTCATCACTAAACACGGCACTCTCCTTCTCGTGTTTAGTAATGTCAAGGAATGTATCATATTTTTTACTATATTTTATAGATTTTAATGAATCATATATTTGTTTTCCAAGATTTTCTTCGGGATCAAGTTTTTTTGTCATCATAACAATGTCTTTACCACTTGTTGTGTTCACAATTAGGTAAAAATCCTGAGTTATGTATGCCATAACAGGAATACCACATATCTTTTGAACCGTCCGTAAATTATACGTTTTGATTTTAGCAGGAGAATTTTCAAATTCCTCCTTGATTAGATTTGACAAGTCCATTTCTATATCTACAGGA